ATGAGATTTTTGAAAGCCATGCAGACTTCTGATCGGGGAAATTTGCAGATACAGATTACTTCGTCTATTGATTCTTTTCCTGTTCCAGATGCGTCAATCCGTATTTCCTATACAGGTATTCCTGAAAACACACTGGAAGAACTGACAACCGATAGCTCCGGACAAAGTGAAACCATTGAGCTTGACGCACCGCCTGTGGAGTATAGCCTGGATGCAACAAATGAAGAACAGCCATATGCGGAATATACCCTGGAAGTAAACGCTCCGGGATTCGAGCCGGTCAACATCGCAGGAACGGAAATACTGGCCGGTGTGACGGCAATTCAGAAGATTCGTCTGCGTCCACTTGTCACGGAAGACCAGACCCCGGAAATCTTTGTGATTCCTGCACATACTCTGTACGGTGTGTATCCGCCGAAAATCCCGGAAAACGAGATCAAGCCGGTAAACGAAACCGGTGAGATTGTGCTAAGCAGAGTTGTCGTGCCGGAATACATTGTTGTTCATAATGGCTCACCACGCGATTCTACCGCACAGAATTATTATGTAAAATATAAAGATTATATCAAAAATGTTGCTTCCAGTGAAATCTATGCAACATGGCCGGAAAATACGATCCGGGCAAATGTACTGGCAATCATGTCTTTTACGCTGAACCGGGTTTATACCGAATGGTATCGCAATCAGGGCTATGATTTCACAATTACATCTTCTACGGCTTTTGATCACAAATGGATTCCGGAACGAAATGTTTTTGACTCCATTTCTACAGTGGTGGACGAACTGTTTGCAGATTATCTTTCCAGACCGAATGTAAGGCAGCCGATTCTGACACAATACTGTGACGGAAGACAGGTTCAGTGTCCGAACTGGATGACCAAATTGTTACAACCTATAAAGTAGCCGGAAAGCCCGTAAATACGAGGGTTTCCGGCATTATGAGTGGTATAAAAAGAAATGAATTTTCAGAGTATCGGATTCCCGATCGTAAACAATCTTATCTATAATCTGCTTTAAAGCTTCATTTTTCTGGACAAGAGAGTAAGAATCAGAAACCAGAATATCATGGACGGAGCTTACCCGATCCAGCATTTTAGGAGTAGGATCATCCAGAATCTTATCCGGCGTATTTTCTTCCAGCTCTGCAAGCTGCCGTTCCAGAGAGTCTCTTTCTTTGGCAATCAGAGCTTTATTTTCTTTATATTCTTCCAGTGTATCAATACCCTCTCTGTATGACGCACGTATCCTGTCCTCTTTGCCTTTCAAACTGGCAAGGCGTTCACTTATAAGGGTACGCTCATTAGAAAGCTCCTGTGGGCGAATTTCGCGCATTTCATAAACAATCGAATTGGAACCAAGAGCTTCTTCTAATGCTTTCAGGACTTCTTTTTCGATCACCAGAGAGCTTACACCGTGTGGTTTATCGCATTTTCCTTTGCTGTATCCGTAGCAGGAGAAGTACGCATACTTTTCCCCGTTGGCACGCTTCATGGTCGTAGCGGTCAGTGTGCGCCCGCATACCGGGCATTTCAGCAGTCCGGACAGCCAGTGCTTATATGTAGAAGAGGGGCGCTTTCCAACCGGTTTATAGATCTTTTTCAGGCGTTCCTGGGCGGCATCGAAGAGTTCTTTACTTATAATCGCCTCCTGCATTCCGTCAGCAATGATCCACTCGTCCTGGTCTTTGATCCGGTTGGTGGCGTTTTCTATCCGGTTCCATCGGATCATACCGCAGTAGGATGGATTTTGAATAATATATTCGATACTGCGCCGTTCAAAAGCTTTCCCGTGGGATGTTTTCAGTCCGAGAGAGTTCAGATGTCGGGCAATATCAAAGAAACTCATTTTCCCATTTACATATTTATCAAAGATCATACGGACAATTGCAGCTTCTTCCGGAACGATAACCGGAGGCTTGCCACGTTCTATAACTTTATAGCCAAGTGGCGGTCTTGCCTGGTATGCACCGCGGGTGGCGTTTTCTTTCATGCCACGGAATACCTCGCCGGATAAGCGAATGGAGTAGTATTCATCCATCCACTCTATGATACGTTCGATCAGAGAGCCGAACGGACCGTCTGCCAGTGGCTCGGAGATACTGATCACATCTACATTATGTTGCTTCTTTAAAAGAGATTTATACACAATGGACTCTTCCTGATTCCGGGCGAACCGACTGAATTTCCATACCAGGATGCAGTCAACCGGATGATCCGGACCTTTGGCCAGACCAATCATTTCTTGAAATCCTGGGCGTTTATCCGCTTTTCTTCCAGAGATACCGAGATCCGTGAAGATCTTCAAGATTACAATATTATTTTTGGCTGCATAATCCCGGAGGAGATGCTCCTGGGAATCCGGAGAGATTTCTTCCTGATCGTGGGTGGATACACGGATATATCCGTATGCATATTTTAGGCTCATTGTATCAGCTCCTTTGTATTTTATGTAAAAAAGGGTACAAAAATAACAGCCCGAGAACTTTTGTTCTCTTGCGTGGCTGCTCCGAAGATGATACAATATTATTTGGAAATTGGGTATCTCTTCGGAGTACTTAATAGAGAAACATATTGGCGTATGTTTCATCGCTCGACCGTTCCTGTTGGCGCAGGAGCGGTTTTTATTTATTTACCAGCCTTGTACGGAAATAACGTATTCGTCATGTTCTGGAAGGTTGTATTCGGATAGTTCAAAAGGTTTTGTTGTGCCAGCTGTCATGTTGTCTACATAAGTAGTATCTCCATAAACGATGGAACCATTGCTTTTCAACAGGACAGTGACGGCAACCATGTCAATATCGGAATCACTGTTATTTGCAACTTCTCCGGTATAAGAAACAGCGCCATAATCCTGAACTATTTCACTTGTATTGGAAACCGAGAATGAAGATACCGGAATGATTCCCGATGTATCCCCAGGAACGAAAGTTCCAGAGTGAATCGAAAATTCTACAGTGGCAGGCACCTTTCCGTTACAGTCGATAACACTTCCAAAAGAAATAGTGTCGTTTGGCGCGATATAGAAGAGTGTCTGATCAGAAGTTCCAACAATAGAACCATCCTCTCCTTTGGCTGTGATGGTTAAAACCGGAAGCTGCATCGCCCAATCAGCATTTGGATTGTTTAAAGTTACGCCATAATAAGCATAGACATCGCCCATTCCATCATCACTGATATAGTACCCACTTTCTGCAATAGATGCTTCCTGCTTTTCGGCCTCTTTCTTCTCTTCTTTTTTCTGCGATACAGAATTACTGTTTGAAGTTTTCTGCGAACTAGAGTCACTTGCAGAAGAACCTCCACACGCAGTAAAAGATGTTGCCATAACTCCAGCCAACATTAGTGCTACAATTTTTCTTCTCATAAAGTTTGTCCTCCTTCTTATGGAATGTAGTATTTATATAATCACAAAAGCGCGGTCATATATTAAAATTAGTCTGTTTCGCTAAGTGCTATAGTTTTTGTTATTCCGGAAACTGTTACCTGATAGGTAATCTGTTTGCTTGAATCAGAATAAGAAAACTCTTTTGTATCATCCAGAGAAGCAAGAAGAGCGGAATCGGTTGCTTCTTTGTCTCTGGTAGATGTCCAAGTATATTCTTCAGAATATTCTGTAGGAGCAGTATAGGTTCCAACCCAGTAAACAGCAGTCGTGTTTCCTTCATCCATGATCCAGTTTATTGTGATGGTATCCTCTGTAATATCTGCCTGCATCCAAGTACCGTCATCATCTTTGTACTCCCATTTTCCAGTAAGCACAACAGGTTCTTTGACTTCTTCCTTTGCTTCCTCTTTTGGAGTTTCGGTAGATGCTTCTGTCTTCTTGGATGATTCCTTTGCTTCTTTTGATGAAGCGGAGCTATTGCCGCAGGCTGTAAATGACAGTGCCATGCTTCCAATCAGAATCAATGCTACAAGTTTCTTTTTCATAATTTTTCCTCCTCATAAAAAGTGTTTCTATATAATCGCATATGCGGTTATACCAATTTCATCACAGACAACTGTGGTATAAAATACACCACATAATTATCTACCCGTTTACAAATCCCGTACTTATTCCGGTAACATTCAATACATTCTTCCAGAAATTCTTCTGTCACTTCCAGGTATTCAGCGATTTCAAACCGGTTCTGGCAGCCATGCTCAAAGGCTCGTACCAGTCCGATCAGACCGATCTGCTTGTTGTACGCCCAGAGTCTTGCCTGACGTTCCTGTTTTCGGTTGGCAGCAGATGTCATATCAAGAATATTGCCAACGGAAGTGTAGTGGTGTCCGAGTTCTTCGGCAAGGACACAGGATTTTTCTGTGGTTGTAGTAATATCCTGCCGGATTGCAATTCGACTACCTTTGATTCGACCATTATTATATTTTAGAGGTTTTTCTTTTACTGTGAGACCAATATCGCTGGCCTCATCTAAAAGTGCTTCATAAGTGTTTATTGCTAACACCCCCTAAAGATCAATTTTTCTTTTTCAAAGTATAATTTTCTTTTATAAAATATCCATTACCGCCCTGCCAACAATAGATTTCGACTTTGCCAATACTACCATCCGCAAGATAATATATCCGTCCATGTATAGTTTTCCCTGTTTTTGAAGATTCGCGTTTCCAAACCTCATCCGAAGATAATGGGGCAATTCTCATACTTAGAGGAAATTTAGCGGGTTTACCACTCTTGGTAGTAGGAGAACAAAACAAACAGCAAAAGTCATCGTGTCCAGATTTCATGCCTTCAGATGAAAATCGAGCAGTTGCAACATCAATACTGAAACGAGAAAAAATTTTATCCGTTTTGGCATGTTCTTTGATTATACTATTGATTTTTTTCAAGTCCTCTCTTGCCTTATTAAGATTTATTCCTTCAATGAGATAACACGGATCGGAATTAGGAGTATGTTTATAAACTTTAATGTTTGTAAAATCATATCCTATATTAGGGAAGAGCTTCATATCTTCGACAGTCACAGTTTTAACAGCAGGAACAGTAGGTTTTGGCTTTGGTACTTCTTTTTTGAAAAAATTGAAAAATCCCATAAATTCATTATCTGATGTATCTGTTCCTTCAGGAATATTTATATCTGTACGTGTGTGCGCAGCATTAAGTTGTGGACTTGTTTGCATTTCCTGAAGTGATAGCAACTGAGTAGTGTATTTGTCAATATCCTTTCGGTTTATTTCGTGTAAGTGTAAATAATTTTTAAAATGTTCTTTTTCGGAAGGTGAAAAATCTTTTATGCTATCAATTATATCTTCCAAATTATCATTGATAAAAGCATTTGCAATATCACCATCACTAACAGTCCATCCCATCAGATACGCTGGAGAAACGTTGCCGAGATGAGCAGCAGCCTCTATTTTGTCAGAGGGAATATTTGTAATGATATTATTTTCATACTTATATAGTGTTTGTTTGGATACATTTATTTTGTCAGCAAAATCAACCTGACTCATTCCTAGTTTGTTCCTAATTTCTTTTATACGTTCACCAACAGTCATGTTTAGTTCCTCCTTTATGAAGTAACTTTATAATAGCACAAAAATGTTGTAATTGCAATAAAAAATATCTTGACAAGTTACCGAAATGTGATATACTAAGAGTAACTTAAAAAGATACGGAGGTGAAAGTGTGATAAAGACAAATGAACTGAGAGGGATAATTGCTAAAAATGGATTATCTCAAACAGATGTTGCCAAAATGATAGGCGTTACGCCAAAAACATTTTATGAAAAGATGAAAAATGGTGTTTTTGGTAGTGATGAGATTCAAATTATGATTGATGAACTACATATAGATGATCCAATGCCTATTTTTTTTGCACATGAGTAACTTTCGAAGATACTAAAGGAGGCGTAAATGAAAGAATTACAAATTTTCAATTCAGAAGAGTTCGGGGAAATCCGAACAGTACAACTTAATAATGAAACATATTTTGTAGGAAAAGACGTGGCAACAGCACTTGGTTATGCAAATCCTAAAAATGCAGTTCCAACTCATGTAAGTGAGGAAGATAAGCTGAGTACCCAAATCGAGTACGCAGGTCAGAGAAGAGAAGTAACGGTCATCAACGAGTCTGGCTTATATGCTTTAATCTTCGGAAGTAAGCTGGAGTCAGCTAAGAGATTCAAACGCTGGGTGACAAGCGAGGTGCTTCCAGCTATCAGAAAGACTGGTTCTTATCAGAAGCCGCTTACACCACAGGAGATGTTGCGTATTCAGCTTGGTATGATCGATAACCACGAAGACAGAATCGCTGATCTTGAGCAGAATATGACTATTGATTACGGTCAGCAGATGGCGCTTGGCGATACAGTCAGCAGAGTGGTTATTGATGCACTTGGCGGGAAAGAAAGTAATGCCTATAAAGAAATCAGTAAAAAGGTATTTGCGGAATGCAACAGAGATTTGAAACATTACTTTAATGTCAATGCGAGAAATAATGTTCCAAAAAAGAAATTCGATGAAGCTGTGCAGTATGTAAAGAATTGGCAGCCGTGTACAAATACAAGGATTATGATTCAAGAATACAACGCCCAGTTATCTATGGAGTGTGATTAAAATTATGAATCAAGATGTAGGCGAGACACAAATCGCAAGAAAGCTTGTTAATCAGTATCCAGAGCTATCTGACCGCATTAGTTTCCGAGGACTGCAAAAGTTAGCACGGAGAGCATTGCTTAGGGGATATTCAGAGAAAATGGTAATATTCGGGTTAGATACGGTTATCAAAAAAACTATAAGCGAGACGAATATCACGGAAATGATGCGCTTGATGAGAAACGCTTCATATTGGACGCCGAGTTTCGATCCGTTATGAAAGGACAGGATGAGACAAAAATATTGTGGTGTTAAAGGGAAATAAGAAGAATTCAACAGGGTAAATCAACAAGTACAACCAGCATCGCATAGTTTAAAGAGAGGTGGTGGATTTGCAACATATTTTTATTGCAGAAATTGATGGAAAAGAAATTGACATGGCAACCATGATGCCGGAGGAAAAGCAAAAGGCAGTCATGGAAATGACCAGAAAGTTTGTAGAGCATTTTGGGTACCAGCAGGAGAAAACCGCGTAAGCGGTACCAGTTGGACAAGCAAAGGAGGGATAAGAGATGTTTTACAAGATCGCAAAGACACTCAGCGTAACGGCAAGCATTACCGGAATCTTGATGATGGCTGGTGCATGCTCAGTGAAAAGTCAGGAGCTGTTTTACTTATATGCAGCACTTGGAATCACAACATTTACTACCGGAGCATTTGCACTGGAATATTTCCGGATACGGGAATGGCAGTACCGGAAAAGGAAAATAAGGGAGGCGAGGGAACATGCCAGAAGAAAAGCAGCGTAAGAGCATCCGAGTAGGAGAGATCGACAAGATGATCGAAACACTTGAATCTCTGGAAAGAGTAGACAAGACTGCGGATTACCACAAACGGATGGCGATCGCATATCTGAAGAATTTTGCAGATTGCCTGGATGATAAAGGTGTAAAGACAATAAAAGTGCAAGGATAAAGGAGGACAAGAAGTGAAAACAGTAAAAGTAACACCGGATAACATTATTTCAGTAATTGATGTAGATTTTGATAATTTCCGTGATCTGCAGAAAGCAGTCGGCGGACATTTTGAAACTGTAAGCACAAAAACCCTGTATGAGACATTTAAAATGCCGATGATCATGCTGGTTGATGAAGACGGGATAATGAAACAGAAAGAAGTAAATCGTCTGGGAAGCTATTTCTACGACACAGATAGGCACGGATGGCCAATCTTAGGAGATGTTGTATTTGCAATCGCAGCCGGAGAGGATATCGAGGCACCATCAGATGCAGAAGCATTAAAGATATTCCTGAAAATGAATTTTTCATATTTAAAAGAAGAATAAAAAACGCTTGCGAAAAGAAATATCGCAAGCGCCGCAACCATAAAGGTACACGAATAATCTAAGCACTTATAGTGTACCTTTTAGCGGCTGGAAAGTCAAGTATTTACAGGGCGACCGCCCTTTTTAATAACTTGATAAGACTATTAAAGTTATGAGGACACGCTATGAGAATCAGACGAGTGACATATGATTTGGGAAACGTAATAGAGAGACAGGAATATCTGGACGGAAGGTATGGAGCACCGGGAGAGAAGAGAGCCAAAAAGAAGAAAGCCACACCGGAGGAAGTGGAGCAGGTCAACCAATGGACCAGGGAAAGGAAAGCACGTCACAGACTTCGGATGTATTTCAAAGTGAATGATTACTTCTTCACACTCACATATCCGAAAGAAGAACGTCCGCCGGACATGAAGCAGGCAAAGCAGGATTTCAAAGAGTTTTACCTGTTCTGCAAGAAGGAATACAAGAAAAGAGGACAGGAGCTCCGCTGGATCCGCAATATTGAATGTACCCCGTCCGGTAACTGGCACGTCCATGTAGTTCTGAACCGAATTCCGGACACTGATCTGATCATAGCTGTAGCCTGGAAGCATGGGAAAGTCCGAAACAAGCAGTTACTCTACGAAAAAGGTGAGTTCCGGAAACTGGCGCAATATGTTACCAAAAACGAGAAAACCCAGAAAAAATACGTGGATGAGGGCGTACTGGATCATGAGATTGCAGAAGCCAATTTTTCTACGTCTCGGAACATGCCACTCCCAGAACCTAAAACAAAGATTTTATACCGGTGGCAGAAAGAACCAAAACCGCCAAAGGGATATTACATAGCAAAGGATTCTTTTTATGAGGGAATCAACAAAGCAACCGGATTTCCATATCGGCATTATGAAATGATCCGGATAAGGAGGACGGAAGATGAAGATAGAACTGTTCACGGAAGTAAATTTCCGGGGACCAACCGCAAAAAACGGAAAGTGCATCGCTCTGGTAGAATGCGAGACTAAGAAAGGACCGGCGGTCAAAGCACAGATCGAGACCGAACAGAATACGACCTACCACAGAATGAGCATGATCGCGATCCTTGTCGGTCTAAGGATGCTCCGACCGTGTGAAGTAACCGTCTACACGCCGGATCAGTTCCTGGTCACAACCATAAACGAAGGAAATATGGACAAATGGAAACGGGAAGAGTGGCGCAGACCACATGGAAAAGAGATCAAGAACAAAGAACTCTGGCAGGAGCTGTATGAGCAGACACAAAAACACCGTGTAACCCTTGAATTTTCCGAGTCTACACGGTATTCCGATAGACTACAGTCCAAAATGAGATAAAAACAGGAGAAAACCTTGAAAACACCGAGAAAGAGAGGAATTTGAAATGACAACCAGTGGAATCACGAATATCAATGCCAAGCTGATTCACCAGCATCCGGATAACCCACGAAAAGACCTGGGCGATTTATCAGAGCTGAGTGAGTCAATAAAGAAGAAAGGAATTATGCAGAATCTTACGGTAATTCCGGGATACTGGGATGAAAACCGGGCGCACCACGATGAAGGATACACGCTGATCATCGGGCACCGCCGGTTTGCCGCCGGAAAAATGGCAGGCGTAACTATGTATCCATGCCGGATCGTGCAGGACATGAGCTACAAAGACCAGGTCGGAACCATGCTGGAAGAGAATATGCAGCGCATCGATCTGACGGTCCTGGAACAGGCGGAAGGCTTCCAGATGATGCTTAACCTTGGAGATACGGAAGAACAGATTGCGGAAAAGACCGGATTCTCCAGGACAACCGTCCACCGGAGGTTGGAGATCGCGAAGCTTGACCGGGATCTGGTGAAGGAAAAGACGGATGAGAACGGGGCATATCAGCTAAATCTAAAAGACCTTGCCCAACTGTCGAGAATCGAGGATGTTGAAACCAGAAACCAAATCTTAAAAAATGCAGCGGACTCCAGGCAGATCCAGTGGAAAGTAGAAGCAGAGATTAAAAATAGGGAGAGGGAGAAGAATAAAAAGATTATTGTCGAACTCTTGGAGGCAGCAGGAATCAAGAAAGCCACAAAGGAGATAGAGAGAAAACGCTATACCGAAGAGGTAAAAGATAAAAAGAGTATTCCACTGGATAAAGAGCCGCCAAAGAGAATCAATATCCGCGGAAAAGAACTGTATTATCTGGATGGTTGGAACGGGATTGATGTAGTGGAAAAACTCCCGAAACCAGAAAAGGTTGAAACGGAATGGGACAGGCAGAGAAAAAAGATAAAGCAGTTGAAAGCTTTACAGAAAAAAATGAATGAAAGAAAAAAAGAATTCATCCGGACAATAGCAGACGGAAAAATCGAACTATTAAAAGACGAGGAACGCCAGAAAATCATTGAAAAGATGATTCGGAACATGATGGAGAAGTCCTGTTGGTTAGGAAATGGAATGGTTCTAAAATTTTTTACCGGGAAAAGCCTGTATGATGCGGATGAGAAAGAAAAGGAAGAAGCAGAAGAAAAAATACAAACACTGGATACGCAGGTGTTGCTCCTGATTGCAATGAACAACATGATGGATGATTATACCGGGGATTTAGTAGAGTATTCCGGAGAATACAAAGAGGATGCCGGAAAGAGATACCAGGAATGCTTCAAAATCTTAATGCGTTATGGCTGGAGTTATGAAAGAGAAGAGGCGGATTTGGTTTACGGCAACCATGAGCTATACAAAAAGGAGTCCTAAGATGGAGCAGTTAAGTGTAGAAGACTGGAAACCGGATGCCTGCCCGAAAAATATAACCGTAGAAGAATATCTGGCCACATTTCCCAAAATAAAATTAACCCGCCGGGAATATCTCCAGACAATTCCATTGTATCATGCGGCTCTGTACCTTGCAGAGACAACCCAAAAAGTACACAGTTCACAGGAATGGTATCTGTATTTAAACGAAAAAGTAGATCAAAACGGGGAGGTGTTATCTGGTGAATATGATGTTTCCGAAACCAACTAAGAAGAAACGTAAGAAGCACAAAAAAAGCATCATGCAGCCAAAAGGCGATCGTCGGTGCTACCTGTGCATGTTACTGGATGGAGATTTTACATGCAAGCCATATCTGGAAGAGCATCATGTTTTGTTTGGTAACACCCATGCATTTGCAGAGGCGGAAGGGTTAAAAGTAAATCTCTGCCTGGAACATCACCGGAACGGACCGGCAGCAGTCCATAACAATGCCAAGAACGCGAGGATCCTGATGGCGAAAGCCCAGGAAGTGTACGAAAGAACCCACACCAGGGAAGAGTGGATGAAAAACGCCGGAAAGAATTATTTATAGGCACCACAGGAAGTTAATATATCACAATTTCGCAGAGTGCATGGCTGCCCGGTGCGGCAGCCAGAAAGGAGCGACATGAAGAAAGAGTTACTGGAGATCAAAAGAACTCTAACAATAGACAGGTACAATATCACAAGGATAACCGGATATATCGTAGATAATGACCGGAACTGTAGGTTGGAATTTGTAAAAAACTTTTTAAACCTCGAAGAGACGGAAACATTCAAATACTTGGATATCTTCAAAAAAGTTTTATCTGGAAAGCCTGGAAGAAATATGTTTCAGCTGGATTTTGAGGGAAAAACAAGAAAGCAGCATCTGGCCACGATTGTAAAAACAGGATTAGAAGACAACGATGTACGCCAGATCTTCCTGGAAGAGATTGCAGAGTCTATTGACATATCGAATAAAGGGTATTCCCTGATTCTAATTGCCAGTGGAATCTACGACATTCCGGGAATTGCCACGGACGGAGCGGATCTGGATGAAAGCGAAGAGGTTTATGAGTACATGATCGGATGTATCTGCCCGGTAAGCTTATCGGCGGCAGGATTATCTTATAAACCAGAACTGGCAGATATTCAGGAACGTACAAGAGACTGGGTAGTAAGTATGCCGACACAAGGATTTTTATATCCGGCATTTACAGATCGCCACGAAGATCCGGAACATATCTGGTACTACAGCAAAGTTCCGGATAAACCGGACGCAGGCCTGATCACGCAGACACTCCG